AAAGAGACATCAAATCGCTTATTCCCTCTTGATACGTAAATGAGTCTAAGCCTAAAAATGCCCCCGGCACTTCAAAATTAGTGTTTGTTAAATTTCTAACAAAGGTGCCGTATATCTCCTTCTCTCTTTCATTTTCAAACTCGGTAACAGAATTTTTATAAGAAAGCGATTGGGCCCTATTAAGCTTATCTATTAGAGATATTATTTGAGATATATTTACAATATTTTCATTTTTAGAAGAAAACTCTTTTGCTTTATATAAAGTTTCATAAGTTCTTATTTGCTGCACTTTTAAAGCAAACAGAGCTTTAGTTGCTCTTAAAAGAAAAATTTCATTTTTTGACATATACCTCATGTCATTTAAAAATCTCAAAGAAGAAAACGCTTTCTTTTTTATCAGAACAGCAGCTTTTGGAGACACTGTTGTTACCATCCTATCCTTTAACCCAAAAGGCTTTGTTATACCCGATTCTATATCTACTATAATTCCAGTGTCAACTAAACCGCCTGTGTTCCATCCGCTTTCTACATAAAAATTTTTATAATCATAACCCTTTGTAATTAGATGAGATAACTCATTTTTTACATCTTTTGTTAATCTCTCCATACGTTTATCAGTTGGATTTTCTACTGCTGCCATATCTAATACCTACTTTTTAATTAATTTAAAACTCAATATGAGTTTCTCTCTCTTTGATGCCCTCCACTGGTATCAAAGTCTGGATCTGTATCCGCTGCAGCTGAAGCGCTGACTTGCTGTTGCTGGGTCGCCTGAGTTCTTATTCTAGGAAGAGTAGGCTGAGTGTCCTTTTCAAAAGTATAAATATCATCCCAAGTTCCTTGCGCTGGAACAGATGCTATTCTTGAATTTCCGCTTTCATCCTCTGCCTCTATATGCCATGGCATAAAGTTATTTCTTTGCCCCGAAGAGTATAGTACTATAAAATTAAAATTATAAGTAAAAAGACCAGGCTCATTTGCTTGCTCAGAGAAAGAAAATCCGTCAATATATCCTCTGTAATTTATTCCGTGAAAGCTCATGACCAAAGATGTTGCTAAAGTGGCCAAGCTTTGCTCCCTAGCTATTTCTTTGTATTTTACATTTTTATTAGACGGATAAGCAAGATTTTCAAGGTTTTCTACAAATGTATTTACTCCATCTACAACCTGCCCTACCTGACCTCCTAGCAAAAGTTGGTCTAGATAAGATAGGGCGTCTAAAGCGTTGTCGCCAGTGCTATTATTATTTTTTAAAGCAGACTCTATAACTCCGCCTTGCTTATCCATCATAAGCTTGTTAAATCTTTTTGCTTTATTTATTGATAACTGTCTAAAGTGTATTTGCTCATGCCTATATATTGACATAATTTTATTTATTTCAGATATACCCGCAGATCCAGTTGTTCCATTTATAGCAAGCGAAGTTAGCTCCTCTCCCCAGTATTGTACAAAGTAGCCTCCTTTCGTAAACTGTTTTTGAATCATTTTTTTATTACTGGTGCCAATGCTTTGTGGGTTTAAATAAAACTTTTTTTCATAAAACCTCAATCCAGTATTCTCGTACTTAAACTCTCTTCCTTTTAATATAGAGCTGCCATCCTCTTCGTTTGTTATAAGGGTTGAGCCACTAATGGGCTCTCCGGAGTCATCAACATATTCTACAATTGGCAAATAAAAAGTTAAAATCTTTCTATTTGGATCTGTATTCAAAGAAAGATTTTCTGGCTCTTGGGTATTTCTTTCGCCATATATACTTGGCATAACTAACTCCGTTTGTTATATTGCTATTCTGTAGAAAAGGTTAAATCATTATCTTTTATTGCTTGGGTCAAGTTTCCAATTTGAGTGTTTAACCCATCAATTTTGGTGCCCAAAACTGCTCCATCTTTTGTTAGTTGGGTTTCGGGATCAAAACCCCCGGTCAAAATAGATCCAGGAGTTTTTTTGCCTCCATCTGCTGACGTGAAACTTTTTGCTCCGGCTAGATTTTTTTGTAGCTCGTTAAATTTTTGCATTTGATTTGAAAGACCAACAAGCTTGTCTTCTGCCTTCTCTGTTATTTCTGCTGCGGTTCCAGCCAAGCCCTCCGCTAACTCAAAACCTGTTTCATATGTGGCCCCAACAGTGCTTGCTTGGCTTTTAGCTATAGCGGCTGCAGAGGCATTGGTTCTATCTACCATCTTCATAAGTATTTCATTTGTAAGAACTGAAGATGCAAACATATTCTCTGTGCTTTTGGCTATCCTATCTTGATAACCTAAGTTTTTATCTTGATTTTTAAGTTGATCATTTAGGTTTTCCCCAAGCTCTGCCTTTAAGGCATCATTGCCCATTATAGTTGTATCATCAAGCTTCTTTAGCATCTCTATTGTCCTTGACGCAGTATTTTTGTCCATACCATACATACTTCCCATAAGAGACTCCTGTTTGAAATATGTTTGCATCAAAGCTGGATCATCTCTTGCCTCTCTTATATCTACAAGCCTTCCTCCGCTCATACTCTCTAGAGTTTTCTTCATAGCATCTGCCATCTCAAGTCCAATACCCGCCTGATCACCTGCATCTTCTGCGTCCATTATCCTGGCTCTAAGACCTATTGAGGCACCAAGTACGCCACCAGATGTTGTCCCCACATCAAGGCCTCCTTTTTGAACCATAAGATATGCTTTTTCGTAACTTGAGCTAACATCTATAAGTGATCTAGACAAACTTTCGCTTAATCCTGTGGCATTTGATATACCAAGACCTGCATCGCTAAGGGATCTTGAAAATGTCTCTATTATTGGCTTTGCAAAATCTGCGTTTACCCCAATTTTAGAGTATGCGCTTGCTACATTCTCAAGAGAATTCCTAACCTCTTGAAACCTAAGCCCAGTTTTCTCTGCTACTTCAAAAAATCCAGAGTATTGAACTATTGCATCCTCTATGGATACTCCCTGTTTTTGCACAGCCTGAGTTAGAAATCTCATAGTTTGCTGCATTGAGTCTCCAGATTTTCTCGCTAAAAGAATTGATGCCTCCATCGCATTAAAAGAATCTGCTCCTGCATTTATTGTCTTGAATAGCTCATTATAATGGATGGAGGTGTTTCCCAAAGCAGTAGTTGATGAGTCCAAAGCATCTTTTAGATCGCTAAAACCTACGACTGATCTCTCTGATACTTGACCTGAAAGCTCTGCAAGCCCCGTTGCTAACTCTTGAGATTTTTCATAATTACCGCCAAATGATGATGCAAGCTCAAACATGTCCTCCCTATACTTTCTTATGTTTCCAGTTTGAGCATCAAGAGTTGTTCCTAGATTGTATATTTCTTCATTCATAGCAACGACAGTGTTGCCAACAGCAAGTATTTTCCCAGCCAACTCTTTGCCTCCAATAGTCTCCGCTATTTTGGCTAAAGATATAGTGGTTGCCTCTGCTGATTTATTAAATACTGCAAAAGAATCTGACCCAGAAGCTATACCTTCATCTAATATTGATATTGGACGAAGAAGAACTTTTGTGGCATTTGTAACTTTCGCTATATTTCCATCTATTTTTTCTAGCTCAGATCTAAACCTAGTTGCTTCTGCCAAAGTTTTTGGGTCAAATATACTACTCAAACCTTTTGCTACGTCATCTGCCTTTCCCATACTAATCCTCTAATATTCTAGACATGGCTCTACTAGATAACCTTTTTTCTTTATTTTTGTCGCCACTACTATTATTATATAAATTAGTATTTTTAATATCTCTACCAATATCAAATATTTCTTCTGACATAAAAGACTTTTCTTTTATCTGTTTTTCAAACTCATCTTTTGAAACAGAGTGATCATTTTCGCCGCCTCTTTTCTTTTTGACTTCGCTAACGGCTTTTGCGTCTATAAATGAAGCGAGATACTCTATATATTCTCTAGTTTCATTAAATTTATTTTTTTCATCCTCTATTATTAAATCAGAATACAAAATTATTTGATTATAATTTAAGTTTGATATGAAATTATGATGTATTGGAACTTTCCAAATTTTGCTTAACATCCACTTTAGCTTTATTTCGGGATCAGAAATTATTTTTTTTTACTGTCTTCATCGCCTAAAATATTATTTAAATCAGTATATGCCTCAAATAATTTGTTCACAACATTGCTTTGTAAGCAGTTTACAAAAAATATTTTTTTAGCAGGCATAGTCTCAATGTCATCTGGTATATCTTCCATTGAGTTTATTATATCGTCAAAGTTTTGTCCATTAACAGTTTTTATTGAAACAGCGACAGAATGAGCCTTGCTAGACAGTATTCTCGATTGTTCATCCATGCCTATTAAACTGGATAAAAGCTCAGAACTCTGTCTTTCTGTTAAAGTTGAGACTTCAAAAGAAAACTTTCCTATTTTTATTTTTTTTGATGTTGATCCCAATGACATCAACTCTTTTAGCATATTAAACGACTTTGAGGGCTTAACCTTATCCATACATACCTCTATATACTTATATATTACTTAAAATAAAAAATAGGCTAATAAAAAAATTAGCCTATTTTTATTAATTAGTAATTTTTTTTTAATTATAAATTTATGTAAATGTAGAGTTTACAATATTTCTATTCGCCATAGAGCCCGGGGTCTTACCTACGTCAACGGCTTGCTCTATAGTGTTTATCTCTGGATCGTTTACTCCGGCTGCTATTCCGTGTCCGTTACCCTTTGTTGCAACGTTTGTAGTCCCAATCTTTGTATAGACTTGTTCACAGCTAACACTTGCAGTTTCTGATATTATGTAATCTGAAGCAGAAAATGTTTTTGCTAAGTTTGTAAACCAGCAATTTCTATAAACTGTGGTTATTGCTTCAGTATCCGCAGATGATGAAAATCTATCTATTACCACTATATCAAAAGGTATTCTTTGTGCAGCTATATTGTTAAAACCTCTTGAAAATGCTTCTGGTAGGGATAATCCATCAAAGACGATCCTTTGTATTGACAAGGATATTGTCGTTGAAGAGGATGGGACTATTTCTATAATGCCATCAGTTCCAACTTCTGAGATGGGCCTAGTTTGTCTTTGCTGTGTCTGCCCGAAACTTTGTATGGCCCCAACTGGCTTGCCGTTTACCATTACGACTATTTGGGTAGATAGACCAGTTCTAGTCTGTCCATGGCCAAGGCTTGAGTCATCAAAAATGGTTTTAGTGTTTGGTGATTTTGACATTTTTATTTCTCCTTAAAAATTTATTGAACGCCAACTTCTATTTCGACATAAACATAATTTACAGGGTATGATGGCGTATAGCCAACAAACACGTTTATTTGTCTTGGATCTACTTTATCTTGCGAAACCTTTAAGTTTCTAAAAGAAGTTATTATTCCTCTAGATATTAGCCCATTCATGAGAGTTTCTACTCTTACCGATATATCTATCAAGGTATTTTGATCTTGAGCGGTTCCAACGTAACCTCTGACCAAATTTCTTAATATTGTCTTAACCTCATCTCTAATAAATATTATTGATGGCTCTTCATCTTCTATGAAGCCAGTTGTCGACGTAGTTCTTGAAGCCAATACTAGAGCATTTTGTCCGAATGGCTGCAATACAGTTGCCCCAACTGCGCCCAAATTATTTAATTTTGAATTTGATAGCGAATACTTCGCATCTATTGCGAAATCAGTTAAACTCTTATTTGTTAGAGGTAAAGCCAAATTTCCTTGAGATGTAAACCAACCAGCTGCAGCTGCAGCTGCATAGTAGCCGTCTATTATGCCGTTGTTCCACTTCAATTCGTCCGGCCAAAAATAACACGCCCTTGGTGCAGTATAATTTTCATTTAATTTATAGTTTACCAAGTCTTCAGTTTCTTTAGCCAAAACTTCCTCTACGTCATCTCCTTGGATTCCCTCTATCACACCAATGTTTTCGACTGCAACATTTTCATTACCAATTAGAGCCTCATATGTAACGCCCCTTATTGCTCCAAAGAAAGCAACTCTTTCTTTTTTGTTTGCAGTATTGCTCATTAAATTGCAGTGTGTTACAGACTTGCCAAATATCATAGACTTTTGAGAAGTTGGAAGCGGAACTACTATCTGGCCCTCAATTGCCTCTAGTTTTTCAAATGCTTCTGACCAAGCGTAATCATAGAAGTCTGCATCACTTTGATCAATATACGATATCCTAAGGCCATCTCCGCTTTGCAACAAACCTGAGGATATCAAAGATTTATTTAGAACTAAAGCTGCTGATGCGTTAGATGTATCGGTTGCGTCTTTAACGAAAAACTGTATATCTACCAAATCAAGGTTTTTCTCAAAATCGTAATTTAAATCACTTGAATTTAGTTTTTTCGATGAAACTTCAACTGTTGTATCGCTAATTATAGATTTTATAACCAACTCCACTCCAGCCGCAGAGTTTCCTGATCCAAATAATTTTTCTGCAATCTCACTTTCTTTTGTAATTAAAGTATTAGAGCTTGCTCCTGACACTTCCAAAGAAGTTATAACTATTGTTGTTTCGGAGGTTGCATGTATTGAATCAAAATTAAATAATGTTGTCTGAAAATAAGCAAGAGTCCCCGGGGAAGAGTCTGTGAGTAGGGTTCCGTTATTTGCAGACCCAAGAACTTCCACTTCTGTGTTTACAACAGTGTATCCCTTGTTGTAATCAGAACTAGTAATAAACTTTGTTTGCTCAACTTCAGATTCAAGCTGAGTATTATAAAACCCTGTTTTGTTCAAAGGCAGCTGAATTTGTCTGCCATTTCTAATTGCAAATATATTTATTGCAGTGTCAGAATCTGGTTTGCCATTTCTAAGTCCAGATATTGGCCTTGGTATTTGAAATACTAAGTCGTCTCTCTCGCAGTTATCCGCATTTCCTCCGCAGGCTGTAATTCCCCCCTCTCCCAAAGAATTCTGCTCTTCAACTAAAGTAACTACAGTTTTTCTACGAGATGGAGGCTTGCAATGTATTGTTCTTACCAATGGAGCGCCATTACCGAGTGCAAGCGAACATCCGAGTGATAGTGTGTTTTCAAGAGAAGGCTCTCCGAAGGTGCTGCTGACTACTCCTGCGTCATCAAAATCCTCGACTTTATTTATATTTGCTGCAGATATATATCTTGCCTCAAGCTTATCTCCTGCTCCCAAAACCCAAGATTTAATATTTATAGTAAACTTATCTCCATCTTCAAAAAAAGCTGACCCATTTTTTACTCCAAATAAAATTTGTGGAGTTTGCTGCAATATATGATATGATAAGTTTATTTCGGCAAAACCATTGGTGTCTACCTCTGCAGATGGAAATCCAGAAGACGAATCTTGAAATTTTTCCACCCTTACCATTCTTGATGCCATAAATTTAGTTATAGTATAAAGGCCTTTGGCTTTTCCGCTAGTTATGGCTATAACAGCACCCTCATAAGATGAGTCAAAGGGGCCTCCGTCAACATATCCATCAACTTCATTGTCACTTCCAGCTGATCCGTCATTAAAATTATCTCCTGCTAGGTATTCATATCCTGCGACAAAAAGGTCTATCGCTTTTATTTCCCACTCTGCTGGAATGGCAGAAGAATAAACGGCATTTTTAACAACAATAGTTGTATCTGCACCATCATAAGATATCGTATCTATTTCTTGCGGATCATAACCCTCTAAGCAAAGGTAATCGCCAGGAAGGGCGTATCTTGCCTCCACATTATGCCCAGTTATCTTTACGGTATCTACATCCCCCGTCAAACTTGTCCATTCCGGCACAGCAGTTCCGTATGCAGTAGATGTGTCGTAATCTACATCTGTAGACTTAATAACTGGAAATCCATCAGAAGCTGATGCGTTTCCTGATACCGCACCATTTGTATCCTCGATATAAGAATAAGGAATTCCAGAGGTACTGGTTGGAGATCCGGCTGAATCATAATATACAACTTCAAACATAGGTGACGCAGTTCCTCCAGTTCCAGGCGACACCTTTATTACTATTTTTGATCCATCTGAAATTGTATCATCTAAAATCTGCAAGCTTTTAAAAGTTGTATAATCTCCAGTTACAAGAACTCCGTTTCCTAACATAGGTCCGGTTCCATTCTTGGCAGTATACAGCTTTCCGCCAGAATCTTTTATGGATGGTTTTTGAAGTTCAAAAGCTCCAGTTTCATGATCTATCCTGAAGTCATATTTTTGATCCAAATCTCCCGATGACAAAGATTCTTGCTTTCCATATAAATTATATTCGGTTCCGTCAGAAGCCTTTGTGTAAATTATTTCGGTTCTTCCGCTTACTAATGGTGCGCCAGAACACTTAAAGAAACGCCCCAATGCTCCAGTTCCAGCAGGATTTGCTGAAGCATCGCCATCGAGTCCTCCTCCAGATGCGCTCGATACTATAAGTTCGCTGTTTATTGCCTCCCCCATTATAATTGCAGTTCTTCCAGACCCAGTTGCCGAAGTCGCAGAAGACCTAACTATATCTCTAGAGAAAACACCCGGTTGAGTGTATCCTGTTATTCCTGGTATATTAGCCATAAAATTTCTCCAATTTTTCCTTACTACAAAACCAATTATTATTAGTAGTTTAATCTACCTATACAGACTCAACAATATCTTTAAACTTACTGTTAATATCTGGTTGATCAAATATATTAAAATTATTAGGTGTTTTTTTAGATTCTAATTTAAAAACTACTTTTTCTACCAAATTCAAAATGGGGATTTCAACTCTCCACTCTGATCTAGTAGATAAACTTATATTTTGATTATAAATATAATCATTAGCATATTCTTCAGCAGATTCGGCGCCTATGTTTAAATTTTTTATAAAAAGACCCGCAGCCCTAAGCTCGTTCCAAGCTGAATACTGCAGAAGAAGAGATACTATGTCGACCAGCTCCTCTAGCTCTCTTTGGCTTTCAGTCATTATATTTATATCAAAATTAATCTCCCAAGCACCAGTATAGACTTTGTGGCTAGGAATTTTCATTAACATCTCTGTTCCAAAACTATCCACCACCTTATGTTCCCTTGACTTATAGGTTCCATTTTGATTAAATGACAGCGGCCTATATGCTCCACCATTACACTTGACCACAATTGATGGAAAAAATTTTATTTCGTGGTTATATATATCTGAAATTAGTATTTTGGTTGAAGCATCTTCGTCATCAGTTTCGTACCCAGTTACATCTCTTACCAGAGGAAATCCATACTCATCACACTTATAAGTATAAAGATTATCGTTAGAAAAATAACTTTTTAGACAACCTATCAGCAGGGTTTTAGGGTGAGTTACGGCAGTTTGCTGCACTATATTGTGTTCGTCAAAATAATTAGAATAGAAGCTAGACTCTTTATTGAACCCTAATCCTGGCAAAAATTGCTCATTTATTGGCATTTTATTTCCTGTAATTTATTGGCCTATAAGAATAGCTCTCTATCTCTTTTGCTTTAGTGCAAAGAAACTTTATTTCATTTACAACTCTATCCAGCCTACTCTTCTCTTCTAAATCTTTTTTATTAATACAAATTATTTTTTTTATTGAAATTTCAATAAGAACATCGTTATCTTTAAATTCTTTTTTCCCGGTAAAAATTTCTATTCCATAATCATCTTCTGTAGTTTCTGTGTTTGAAAACATTTTCTTTATATAGTTATTAGTTCCTAAAAATAATTTTTTTACTATGCTGCTTCTATTATTTTTTTCAACCAAAAACTTTATATTAATCATTCAATCCACCCTAAAGCTATTTGAGCCCTCTTTTATTTTTATATCTTTTTTTATTTCATTAAATTTTTTGTGACTATAAACTACACTATAAGATCCAGAGGGCAGTCTGGCCTCCCAGTAACCATCTTTGTCGGTCTGAATGTCTCTTATTTTTAGATTACCATCATCAAATATTGATATCGAAACACCAACTATTGGAGCTCTCGATGTATCAACAATATACCCATAAGTTTTAACTGATCCTAAAACTAATTTATTATTTGTTTCATAAGACTCAGAGCTTGAAGATTTTGGGGCGGATGCAGA